GCAGTTGGAGCTGTCGGTGTAACCGTGACTTTCGGTTTGGGCGGAGTGGACTTTGTAAGGGGGGTAAAACGAAATGCGATAAATAGAGTTGTGCGGAAGAATGATAATGATTTTGATAATTAGATAGTTACGTGTTGGTAGGGGAGAGGAAAAGCAAAAACAAAAAGTTTACTCTGCTTTACTTTGGCTTTACTTCGGACTTTACTTTGAACGGTTTGAACGCCCGTCAACTTTACATGGTAATGGAGATGTGATAAACGGAGTAGAGTAGGGTAGGAGAAATGCGGTACATGGGCTGCGAAATGCTTTATTTAGGCGTTTTGCAGCCCTTTTTGTGCTTTATAGATAGATTGGCCTCCCACTTTTGGATAGTTGAAATTTAGTGCTCAAAATAGCGAAAATAGGATGGGGAGGAGAGAGGCGATTTTAGCGGGAATATTTCGTTTTTTGCAGCTTGGTTATGCAGTTGGTTATGCGTTTGGTTATGCAAATTTGTCAAGAAAAAAACGAAATGCGCTGATTGGTTATGCGTTTGGTTATGCAATTTAAGTAAAATTAAGATGGGTTGAATTATACAAGTTACCATTTTATAACCCATTTTTATGGCTTTATGTATTATTCAAGGGGGAAAAATACCATATAAAGAATAATGCAAATCAGCATGTATGATAGAGTAATATGTTGATTTATAAAAAGGTAGCTGTGATTTCTGTTTTATCTGTGTTGAAAACGTGCGTGTGTCACTTTTATTTAGAACAATCTGTGCATACTTCCTAATACGGCATATACTTTCTGTATCATGGAAATAGGAATGTCTTGTGGGGTGTATTCCGGGCTTTTATTGGTGGGAATTAAACGAATAAAATCTTTTTGTTCTGCTTTCCCTATTCGTTTGACAGTCCGATAGCTTTCTGTCACGATGGCGTATATCTCTCCATAGGGGAGATATTGGACGGGATCGGTCATTTCTTTGAGGGCGATATAGTCACCATTGCTTAATTCGGGTTCCATAGAGTGCCCTGTAATATTGCACCATACAACACCGGGTTTATTGTAAGGCTCAAAATTTATATAGTAATCCGGATTAATTGTTTGATCATTTAAGACGAGATCGAAACCGCCAATAAAATCTACATTATAATAAGGTGCTCCTTTATATTCATAATTGATAGTAGGGGTGGATATAGCTTGAGAGCTTTCTTTTAACATGGATCCTTTTCCTGTGAGCAACCATTCCGCATTTAGATCGGGTATTTCCGATAATATATTTTCGATTGCATTGGAATTTAAAGGCATACTTTTGGCCTTACCTCTAAAACTTGCTGATGTCATTCCTATTTTTGTATAGAATGATTCTTTTGCAATCCCCTTGCTTTCAATTATTTGTATAATTCTATCTTTTATCATAGAAAATAAATTTGCGAATACACTTGCTTGTCGAAAATAATTTTTCGATATTTGCATCACCGTATTAATATTACCGGCTGTAAAGGTAGTGAAAACGGTTGATATGGCAATGAATAACTTTTAAAAACAAGTGATATGAGAAAACGAATAGTAGTAGATCGTGGTGAGATCAAGAAAATCTCAAAGGATTTTAAAGTCACGAGCAAAGCTGTTTGGGAGGCTTTGGTTTATCGCAGTAACAGCAGCAAGGCGAGGCTTATTCGTAAAGTAGCCATTGAGCGTGGCGGAGTTGAAATCGGTAATCAAAAGGATATGGCATGAAAAAGAAGTTTTTACTCCTCTTTGGAGATGAGTTCAAAGAGTATTTCTCTTTGACTGCGAGGCAAAAGTTTTACGTGTGGTATTTCTGCCTGAGTTTATGCTTTTTATGTATAACTGATGACAGCCCGGTTTGGGCGATTGCCGTGGTGGTCTTGAATTTTGCCAATGCCGCCCGCCTGATTAAGAAAGTACCATTAAATATAAAGGAGGATTAATCATGAAAAGAGTATTTCACGTTAAAGAAGATAACATTATCAGAAAATCGTTTGAAGATCTGCTTGATGCGGAAAGAACCTTGTACTCCGCAAGATGCCCCGAAATCGTCAACGAGATGGATGACACGCCCTCTCTATGGCTGTCTTTACAACCTCCTTATGCTCCCTCTCAATCTCGTTCACGGCGTTTTTTAGAACTTGATGAAGAGCCTTACTTCCGCTTGGCCGGCCTTTTGGAATTGACGTATAGAAACTCAACTCCACCGGAACTCCAGACGCAGGGGTTGACCATCCGGATTCGGGATAATAAAGCGTACTTCTGTATCTCAGGTTCAATCTCCTTAGATGATTTGCAACGGCTTTGCGAACGCTGTCAGGATAGTCAATCTCCTGATCAATGTAAAAGGTAATACAAAATGATGTTTCCATGATGATAACGATTTGATTTTGCAAAGGTAAGAAAAATCCCGGACGGTCTTTTGAGGTGGTTCGACTCCGCCTCCGGGGACAAAGTTTAAAAAGGTATGGAGTATTTTAATAAAATAGTATGCGTAACCTACGAGGAATTGCTTACAGTAATACCTAAAGGTACTTTGAATTCTTTGCTATATCGTGGCAAAATTCAAAGGGTTGACCGTGGTGGTGGCCTCGATGGATATGCCCGGTACAGCTATCCCTCCCTACCTGAACGCTATCGGATCCGCTTTGAGCAAAAGTATGGTGATCCGGTGGAGCTAATCAAAGAGCAGTGTATGAAAGACAGGCTTAAAATAGATGATGCCGCCCGAACATTCTTTGAGAATTATCGATATGACAAGGCCGGCGAGATGGTGAGCCTTACCGAAAGGAAAAAAGAGGAATACACCATAAACGCCTCGGTACTGAACGAGTTGGTATCCATCCTGAATGACCGGGAGGGCTATCGCAAGGCTTTGGGTGGAAGTACAAAGAAAGTATGGGAAACGATTATCGGAACGGCAGACTGCCTCCGTGATTCTTATGGCCACACGCTGCCTGAAAACGCCGCCCGGCTGAAAGACAAGATAAACCAATACAAGAAAGAGGGGTATTCCTGTCTGATCAGCAAAAAAATGGGAAATGATAACACCCTGAAAATAACCGAGGAAGCCGGTAACATGATTATAGCGTTAAAGCGTAGCAGCGTTCCCGTTTATACAGATGCTCAAATATTCGTGGAATTCAACCGGATTGCAGGCGAGAAAGGCTGGAAACAGCTCCGGAGCATTCAGAGTCTCCGTGGGTTCCTGAATCGTCCTGACATCGAACCGTTGTGGTACGATGCTGTTCACGGGGAGCTGAAAGCCCACCAGCGTTACAGCCGCAAGAATAAGACCGAGCTTCCCTCGATGCGTGACTCCTTGTGGTATGGTGACGGTACGAAAATCAATTTGTATTACAAGGATTACGACAAAGACGGTAAGCTGGTGGTTCGTACCACTCAGGTTTACGAGGTCATCGATGCTTATTCGGAGGTATTTTTGGGATACCACATTTCAGACAGCGAGGACTACGAGGCGCAATATAACGCCTACCGCATGGCCATTCAGGTATCAGGTCATAAGCCTTACGAGCTGGTGCATGATAATCAGGGAGGCCACAAGAAACTGCAGAACAGCCATTTCTTTGATAAGATTGTCGGCCATGTTCATAGAACCACGGCTCCATACAGCGGGCAATCCAAAACGATAGAGAGCGTTTTCGGACGTTTTCAGGCCGAGGTTCTGCACAAGGATTGGAGGTTCACTGGTCAAAATATCACCACCAAAAAAGACACGAGCCGCCCGAATTTAGAGCGTATCGAGGCGAACAAGGATAAACTTTACACTTTGGCCGAACTGAAAGCAGCATACGCTGCCGCCCGGAAAGAATGGAACGAAAGCAGACATTTTGCTACCGGATCGAGCCGTATGGAAATGTACAAAAATAGCGTGAACCCTGATACCCCGGCGGTGGGTGTTCTCGACATGATCGAGATGTTTTGGGTGATGACGGACAAGCCGTCCACTTATACCGACAACGGCTTGAAAATAACCATCAAGAAACGTGAGTTCACATACGAGGTTTACGAGGCTCCGGGTGTTCCCGATCACGAATTCCTCAGAAGCAACAGGGGGCAAAAGTTCTACACCATGTATGATCCTTATGACCATACCTCTGTACGGCTCTACAAGAAAGATAAGGCCGGAGAGCTGAGATTCGTGCGGACGGCGGAGCCTTATATCGTTATCCACCGGAATATTCAGGAACAGACCGAGGGTGAAATGTCCTTTATCCGCCGGAATATCGAGGCGAACACGGAGGATCGCATCGAGCGTCAGGTGGGAGCCCGGATCATCGAGCAGGCGCACGGCGTGAGCATGGAACAACAGGGACTCAAACGTCCGAAACTGAAAGGTGTAAAGAAAGAAACGGAGCGTGAGATTGAACGCCGTGTCCGCCGGTACAGTCAGGATCCGGAGCAGCTCTCCGCCGGTAAGGTGACAAAACTGATAAGCAACATCACGTTTGACCAGCTGAATGGAGACATCCGCCTGAATGAAAAGAAAGTAGCAGGAAAATTATAATTCAAAATAAAATGAACAGTACAATGACACAGCAAGAGAAAGACACTATCCGTGAGGCTCTCCGGGTATATGCAGCGAAGTATTCCAGCCAAAAAAAGGCTGCGGCGAGTTTGAACGGCGTGTCTGCCGGTACACTGAGTGCCGTGATTAACGGCAAGTACGAGAATATCAGCGATGATATGTTCCGTAATATCATCGCTCAGATTACTCCGGCAGCCGCAGCTACCGGTTGGCAGCTCGTGGAAACGAACTCCTTTCAGGAAATATGGTATGCCCTGAGCGATGCGCAGGAGTTTAAAAAAGTCCGCTGGATCGTGGGTGGTGCGGGATGCGGCAAAACAACGACAGCCACCATGTACGCACAAAAAAATCATGAGGTGTTCGTCATACTTTGTGATGAAGATATGCGGAAAGGTGATTTTGTCCGGGAGATCGCCCGTAAACTCGGTTTTAAGACTTGCGGGATGCGTATCCGGGAAATATTGGACTTGGCCATCGAGAGCATCATACAGATGGAAAATCCGCTTTTGGTATTCGATGAGGGTGACAAGTTGAACGATAACGTGTTTCACTACTTTATCAACCTGTATAACCGGTTGGAGGGCAAATGCGGGATTACTTTCTTATCCACTGATTACATCCAGCACCGTATTGATTGCGGTTTGAACCATAACCGGAAAGGGTATAACGAGATTTATTCCCGTATCGGGCGTAAGTTCTTTGAGTTGGAGCCAACCTCTTGCAATGATGTATTTGCCATTTGTCAAGCCAACGGCCTGACGGACAAGAGACAGATCGCAAAGGTGATCGATGTGACGGAGAAATCGGAGTTTGATTTGCGATGCGTGAAAGATGCCATTCACCGGGAGAAAAAAGTGGCGGCAGCGAAATAGTATAGAACCCTGTTCAAATGCCGGTTGAACGGCGTTTGAACGTAATTCAAAAAGTATATGAAACAAATTGTTTTACCACTCGCAAGCCGGTTCCCGGCAGGCCATCTTAAAGGAGGCCAGCTCACCGGCTTTCCTGAGAAAGTGATTAAAGGAACCAAGATCCACACGTTCCGTGAGGATCCGGGCAAATGGGAGTACAACATGAAACAGATCAATTCCCGCAATGCGGAGCTATCTATCCGCCGGTGGATTGGCCGCCCTTATCACACCCCGCAGCTGGAGGTGAAAAGGCTGAGAAAAATCGGTATCCAGCAGGTAAGGATGACATGGGACTCCGATATCGAGCAGCCGTCCGTTTTCATAGACGGGAAACAGCTTCTGAACGTGGAGCAGCTGGCAGCCAATGACGGGATGACTCTCGATGATTTCGTAAGCTGGTTCTTTAAGACCTCTGATACTTTCGAGGGAGTGGTTATTCATTTTACAGATTTCAGGTATTGATTTATGGCACGGGCATTATCGGTAACAGAGGCAGTAAGCATGAAGAAAGAAACGCTCAAGCTGACAGGCGCATGGGCGGAGGCTTTCGGCGAGCCTGAACGGATCGGCGTTTGGTTTATTTGGGGCAACAGCGGTAACGGGAAAAGCAGCTTTGTCATGCAGCTTTGCAAGGAGCTGGCAAAGTTCGGGCGGGTGGCTTATGACAGCCTCGAAGAGGGTGCGAGCCTTACCATGCAGAACACGCTCCGCCGTTTCAATATGGCCGAGGTAAACCGCCGTTTCCAGCTGCTCGACTGTGAGCCGATGTCCGAACTTGGTGAGAGGATGGATAAACATAAAAGCCCCGATTTTTACGTCATCGACAGTTTTCAATACACCCAAATGAGCTATAAGGAGTACATCAAATTCAAGGAGGCGCACCGGAACAAGCTGCTGATCTTTATCTCCCATGCGGACGGGCGGAACCCTGATGGCCGGAGCGCAAAGAAAGTGATGTATGATGCCTCCCTGAAAATTTACGTGGAGGGGTTCCGGGCTTTCTCGAAAGGCCGTTTTTTCGGCTCCGTGGGGCATTTTACGATTTGGGACGAGGGTGCGGTAAGATATTGGGGAGATAACATTTAAAACGAATGGAAATGAGCAAAAACAACCAAATGATATTGATATCGCCTCCCATGTTTATCGGGGAGGGAAACAGGAAAGAAAGTATCTCCAGCAAAGGCCACCGGTGTAGCCATTGCCACGGTAACGGTTTCTTTTGGGGAGAGGAACAACGGGAACGGGTGAAAATAGATTGCCCGGTCTGTAAAGGTAGCGGTAAACTCGATGCCGTGATAACAATCGAGTGGGAACCTGCAAAATAATTATTGTATGAGTTCAATGACACATGGTAGTTTGTTCTCTGGGGTTGGAGGTTTTGACCTTGGAGCCCAAATGTCGGGAATAAAAACAATTTGGAATTGCGAATGTGAGGAGCATAAACGGAACATCCTTAAATGTCATTTTCCCGATGCCGTTCAATTTGTAGATGTTTGTGCAATGATTGATCCCCCTTGTGTGGATATTATTAGCGGAGGATTTCCTTGCCAAGATATATCAATAGCAAATGTTTCAAATAAAAAACTTTGGGAAGATGGAAAAGTTAAAGGAATCAATGGAGAACGTTCCGGTTTATGGAAAGAATATAAAAGAATTGTGGGGCAAATTAGACCTAAATTCATCGTCTTTGAAAACAGCCCAATGCTCACTATTCGAGGATTTGAACAAGTCCTTTGCGATCTTACCAAAAGCGGGTATGATTGTCAATGGCAATGTTTATCGGCTACACAATTTGGTTTCAATCATAAGAGAGAACGAATTTACGGTATTGCCTACGCCATCGAAATCGGACGCAAAAATCATCTTGAGATCTTCCGCCCAATACAAGAAATATTACATGAGAGGACACCAAGACAAAGCCCTATATCAATTCCAATTGAACGGTTTAACGGCAAATCAAGCTATGATAATGTACGAATGGATGATGGGTTTTCCCGTGAATTGGACAAAAGAAGAATAGAGGATATGGGAAATGCTGTCATCCCTCTTATTGCGTATTATTTGTTTGAGTGTATTAAAAAATTCCGTGAAAGTATATGAATATGAACGAAGAACTTTATCAAATAGGCTTACCGGTAGCCTCTTTAAGTACAGTCCTGATGGATTGGACTTGCTCTAATCGACCGGAGAAATTGCTGATCAGCCCGGCCAAGAAAGATGAATGGGCGGTGGTTGAACTCCGGAACCCGGAGCTGGCCGCAGCTATCATCAAGGACGTGCCGGAGGCAATGGTAAAAGTAGTACAACAACCTGTAAAAGTCGTGCAAATATGAAAGCATTATCAGCATTAAGACAGGTATTCAGCCTGAAAAAGAACGAGGAACTCGGCAGAAAGTTTTCTCACGAAGATTTGAAACGTATTGTCGATGCGATGAAAGAGTATGCGGCATCCAAGCTGCAGGAACAGCGAGCCATTTGTCAGCGTGAATTTGAGTTGGCCTATGACTCCGGCGAAAGTAATTTGGGGACGAACCCGGCTATTACCGAATTGTACGTCCTGCAATCCTTAAAAGAAAGTGAAACCCCTGAACTTGACTGATTATGGCAAAGACAAACAGTTATTCACGTTTTTGGACGCTGCTGGCGAAAATACCCTGTTCTGACAGGGACGGTTTAAAGCTGCAGCTTGTATCCAGCTTTACGAATGGCCGGACGGACTCTCTGAGAGAAATGACTTTGAGTGAATATAACTCGATGATACGGGAGATGGAGAAGCAGACCGGATCCAGCCGTCCGGTCAGTTACGAGGTTCTGAAAAAGAAACGTTCCGCCGTTCTCCACCAAATGCAGTTGATGGGTATTGATACGGCAAATTGGGCGGCGGTGGATAACTTTTGTTTGGGCGTTCGTATCGCAGGAAAGAAATTCAGGGAGTTATCTGCCGATGATTTGGATGCGGTGTTGCTCCGAATCCGTTCCATACGGCAAAAGGATATGCAGAAAGCAAAGAAAGAACTCAATTAACTTATTTATAAACCATTTAAAATGTGATATTATGGCACAGATTGAAGAAAAGCAGACCGTTGAAATGACGGCAGAGGAAAAGGCTCAGTTCGAGGTATTCCGTAAGGAAAAGGCCAAAAAAGAGGCACAGGAAAAGGCGAAAGCCGAACGTGAAACGTACCGCCAAATGGTGGATGACGAAGTGAACAGCGCAATCCCGGTACTCCTCTCCTTGAGTGAGGATATCAAGGAAACCAAAAAAACGGTGCTGGAGAACTTTAAGAGTATCCTCGACATGAAATGCGAGGTTTTGAAAGTCGTAAAGGATGACCAGCGCAGCCATACCTTTACCAATTCGGAGGGGAACAAGCGCATTACCCTCGGCGTGTACGTGACGGACGGTTACCGTGACACGGTGGAGGACGGCATCGCCATCGTGAAAGAGTACATCGAGAGCCTCGCCGACAATGCTAAAACGAAATCACTCGTGAACATGGTCTTGAGACTGCTGGCTCGTGATTCCAAAGGCACGTTAAAAGCCAGCCGCATCGTCCAGCTTCGCAAGGTTGCCGAGGAAAGCGACAACGAGCGTTTCATGGAGGGGGTGCGTATCATTGAGGAGGCATACCAGCCAGCGATCAGCAAACAGTTCGTGAGGGCGGAAATGAAGAACGAGGACGGTATGTGGGTGACCATTCCCCTCGGTATGACAGAGGCATAAGGAGGGGTGGTCATGATATACAAAGTTCAATTCCAAATCCATCGCAGAGGTTACCGCAAGCTCCGGCTTGAGGGGTTGTACGTCCCGGAAACGGGTGGCGAGATGTCAGTTCCTGAAATGAAACGTGACGTTACCGAGTTCATCAAACGCCAGCTTTCCAGCCGGAACAAGGAATTTGAGAATTTTCAGGTGGAACTTACGGTTTTCAAAAAGCTCAAAACCGATTTCATGTATCACCCGAAATCAAGTGAAGAATTAACCGTAATAAAGGAGGAATCAGATGGAACAGGTGAATAATGCGAAAGCCCGGTATATTCCCACCCGTGTGGCTGTATGCAAGCGTTGCGGGGGAAAAGGCGTTGTATTCGAGTACAGCGATGAGAACAGGACAAAGGTGTCCGGATCCTGCAGGTGTCCGACCTGCCTCGGATCCGGCAGGGTGAAAGTGACCAGCTCGGTGGTAACCACTATAAAGCCGTTCGTTCCGGGTAAGGATGACAAAGAGGGCGAACTTACCATGTAAAAGCCCGCTGATCAATAATAAAAGTCCGCTGAATTCCTAATTTTCAGCGGACTTTTTTCGTACTATGGTGCAAATGATGTACTTTTGCATTAAGTAATCCAATGAATATGCAGGAGCAGCTCGTGATACCTTTTTTTTGCCCGGAAATAGAGAAAGCCGGTAACCGCCGCAGAACACGCACGGTTGCCTCCTCCGATGCTGCCATCACCTCCCGCCGTGACCGGCTCGAAAAGCGGAACCGTATCATGACCGCCCGTTATTACTATTGGACTGAGATCAAACGCCGCCGCTTTGATGATGTGCTGAGGATCCTTTCCGATAACGAGTTCTTTGTCGAGGAACGAACCATCAGCAACACGCTGGTGGAGCAGGATGATTTTTACAATGAACTCTTGCGTTCCAAAGCATCCGCCCGCAAGCTCAAAGCGATGTTTCCCGGCTTTGACTGGAACTAATCCATAAACTCTGTTTCGTAGATCACGTTATAGACTTTCAGGCCGTCCGCCCTCTTTTCCGGCGCACCCCGGAGGCGGCGCATCGGGTTGAAAAGGTTCCCCCCGTTCCACCATTGCAAAGCCTCGTGTATCTTATCCAGCGTGTCCATGCAGCGGAGGGCGTGTTCCCTCACGAGTTTTGGGGCTGCGGCGTTTGTACTCCCTCCTGATTGAAAGGCCACCCTGACCTGTATCTGTGCCTTTATCTTCTGACGGCCACCCATGTGGGTTTCACAAGACGGGTAAGAGATATCTATCAGGCAGCACGGGAAAGCCACTGCAGGTCGTTCTCCCGTGTTCAGTTGTCCCTCCTCGGCATCTATCCACCTGAGCTGTGGCACTTCTGTTTTCAGCCGGTCACAAACGGCGATAAAAATTTCTTTGTTCATGGCTATTTATTGTTAAGTGAGTCAATATATCCCTCTATCCGTGCGTGTATCTGCCCGTTCAATTCTTCTGAATCTCCCATGAACTCACGTTTCGGGATATTGGTTTTCCGGGTGTGCGCCTTGACGGACACATCTTTCCGTTTGGTTTTTCGAGTATGAGCCGGTACGGACACTACTCCTTTAAAACCCTCGTTATGTGCCTGAGCGTAATCCACCTTTTCATTCCCCGCAGAGATGACCACCCGCTGGGGAGTTATCACTGCCGGTCTGATACTATTCACCAGCGCACCGGAGTCGATCAGCAGCGATCCGGTTGTTTTCGGTACTTTTGCCGGAGTCCACGGGTTCCCGTCAAAGGCTTTCTTCTTGAAAGTCGATTTATAGTATTCCGTGGCCGTTTCCGCCACGATTTCTGCCGCATCGGAGATTATCTCCTCCGGGAGCGATTGCAGATATTTATTTAATTCCTTGATATTCATATTAAAATAATTTTGTATATTTGCTCCCGTAAGCATATCGCTCCGGGGATGAATCGAATGTGCCAACACCTGACGGATGACGGGGGCATCAAAAAGTCCGGGCTTTATACGGCGGAGCGGGATGTCAATCCGTAGATAAAAGGAGGTTCTCAGAGCCTCCTTTTACTTTTTGATAAGCAGCCCACGGCGATACCTCCAGCGTGGATCTATCTTTCTGCTCCTGCGTCCTTTCACCTTGATATTGGCGTTCCGCTCTATCTCGAACCATGTCGTGACCTGATAGAGCTTCCCGTTCCTGACCTCGCAAACCACGTTTATCACCTTATCCTCGTAGAACTTGATAAAGTTCAGGTTATCGAACTTTTTCTGATAGTCGTTTATCCATACCTCGTCCGGGTTTTTAAGCACGTCCGGGATACACTCCACGAGCGGGACACGAGCCTCCTCGTATTTCTTTGTGGTGTGACGTTTGAACACCTCCTCCGTGAGTTGTACCTTTCGGCCTTTATAGTCATCCATCACCTGATGCGAATTCCTCCATTCGTTCGGATCCCCGGTGAACACCGGTGCTTTTTCGGTTGCTGCAGCCGCTTTCTTTCCAAAGGAATCCAGTCCATAGTCATTATAATGCAAGTCACCCAGCAGGGAGGCGGCCTTATCGGGGAACTTTCGGATATAATGCTGGTTCTTGGAAAACACCTCAGCCGTTTCTCCCCGGTTGGAATCCCATCCCTGAGCCTCGTTCATTTTCCATTCACCCGTACCGAGGTATTCATCGACAATGGCACGCATGGCGTTGATGTCTATACCCTCTACCTCGTGTTTCATGAGCGGAACCACCCGGCAACGGCATTTCCATCCATTAGGCGGGAATATCTTTTTCCATCGTGGATCGTTGGCCGGTAATATCACCCCGTCCAGCTTCCGGTGTTCCTCCCTTACCTTTTCATCCCCGGCAGTGACATATTTCCAATAAGGGAACATTTTCGTTTTTCCCATGAGCCGGTGGTAATTGCTGGCGGACTCCGCCGTTAGTACCGCCGTTTCGTATTCCGTCTTTTGCCACGTTTTATTGAACGTGCCACATATCTGCTCTGCTTTTTTGGAGAACTCCTGAAAATTACCGCTCTCCCTGAACGCCTTGTTCAGCTCCTGAATTTCCGCCAGCGTCTTACCGGCGGAGAAATGAAACAGGTTCATCTCCAAAGCGGTGATAAAAGCGTCATCCTGCAGGCCGTATGCGAATCTTACATCCGCATGGTTCATTGAACGTTTGAACGCACTTTGAACACCGCTCAAAAAGTCGGTAGCAATAAAGGAGAACAACTCCGCATCGAACTTCCCGGTTTCGCCGTTTGCAATCCTTGCGGCCAGCTTTTCCGACATCGGAGCGTTATCATTCAGCCTGATGGGGGCTTTTCCAATGGATGCCCCGACCTGCGGGGCTTGCACGAAAAAATCCCATAAGCGCATAAAGAAATTACGGTCTGCATTACTGATTGTATCCTCCTCCGAATCCTCTCCTATATCGAACTGAGCGGCCTGAGAGGAGGCACGTTTTGCGACCGGCTCCCCATCTTTAGGCACGGGAATCGAATATTTTTCATGCAGGTAGCTCTGCGGGATATCCATGATGTCGGAGAGCTGCACCACCTCGGCAACGGAGAGCTGCTCCGCCGCTTTGGGGAAAATGAACTTTCCGCCAGCAACGGGATACCCTCTCGCCTCCAGCATGGGGAGTACCTTTTGGTTGAGGACACGCTGCACGTACCGGAGGTCAGATTTATTCTTTCCCTCCTCTACCTCCTTGTGAACCTCACCCAATGAACGTGCGCCTTTCTCTCCCTGTACGGTGGTCATGGTTTGTCCGAGGATAGTGATCAGCATCTCCTCGTTGTTGGCCTGCCGGAATTCGTTGTACGAGGATCCTGAACCCGTTCCGCCCTCTTTGGTTTCCACATCCGCCTCTTTTGGGATGACCACATACGGTGCGGATCCGGCTTTATCGAAAGCCTCCTCCAGCAGCTTGCGGCTCTCCGGATCATACGTGTTGTATTTACCGATGCGCTGGGGCATCCCGAAAAGCTCGATCCATTGTGACCAATCCCCAAAGCCTCCACGTTTGTAGATGGCATAGGGAGCCGCCTTGAGTAACAAACCGAAATCCCGGTCTTTGCCGAGAATGAGCAGCTGTGAATCTCCCTCGTATGGTATGCCTATTTCGTCCGTGTCCTGCCGGAGGATTGTGCGGTTTTTCAGGTTGATATGCTTTGCCGGAATCGGTTCCACGTTGAAACCGTCATTAAAGGTCATTTCAATGCCTGAACGCCCGTATATTTTCTTTTTCAGGATTTCAGTCAGCAGATCCTCCCATGCGGTGGTGTCCATCAGGTCTGCGATCTCCTCCACTTCCTCCCCAGCCGCATTTTGGAAAGTAAGCTCCGAGTTCGTGACCGCATCGATGCGCTTTTGAACGGCATCGCTCAAAACGCCGTCAATCATGATATCATCGAGCAGGTCATACAGCTGCTTTGTTCGTCCATTGTCTGCAGAGGAGAGAGCCGTCCGCCAATTCCCCACGTCATACACTTTCCGCTGGGGAGCCTTGACTACGATCTGATGGATGACCAGCTGCTCCTTTGATTTTGCCCCGGCATTTGTCGTGGCCGTCTTTTTTTTCTTGTTCGCCATAGTCATATATTAAAAATGTTGATTACGCTTGGGATTGCTCCCGTAGATATATTCACCTGCAGTATCCGGTTTCCCGTCACCGTCCTCGTCTATAATGGGGAGGTTAGGCTTAATGTCTGATTTCTGCACTTGCCGGAGCCATGCCACGGCACGCTCGTACCTATCCTGCCGGAGCTGCAGGTCAGTACCGGCATTGCATAGGTTCACGAAATGCCACACGGCTATGTCCTTTACAAAAATGAGTAGGAGGGCGTTTCTTTGGCTCCCTGTGGCCTCGAAAATCTTTTTGCGGTCATACGCACCAAGATATCCGTATGCTTCCTGCAGGGCAGCGTCTATGGCTGCCGTGAGGATTGTTTCATCCTCCCTGCTGATAGCCTCTATATTCTCTTTATAGAGGTGCGTTTCCAATTCTTTGGGTGTGATAAATGCCATGATTAAAATCTCTTTTTATTGGTTACACGTGCGCCCACGGTGTAGGATCCAGCCGAGAGCGTGCTTATCTTTTGGTTGATGATCCACACGCCACCCTCGATGCAGTCCACGCCGTCAGCGGGTGATTTCATAGCTCGGTTGATGAGCAGGAACTGCTCCTCCAGCCTTTTCATGTGCGGATTATCCTTTTCGTCAATGTTGAGGATGAGTTGTCCTCGCCGGTTGATCGGCTCAAGGTTTCCCTCGATACGGTCAAACTTTTCCGGTTTCTTCCTGGTATCCGGTATGATCCCGATAAATCCGAGTTGTTTTCCTTTCTCGCTAAATAGCGGAACGAACACCTGTTCATAGAAAGGATCCTGCAGCTTGTTATTTTCGATGTAATTATATACCTGCGTTTTTTGCCCCACGTAATCCCGAAGATAATAATACCAGTTCACGTACTCCTCGTTTACCACATGGTCAAGATAACCGGTGTAAACGTAGAATTTACCGTCATAATACCCGATAAGGAAACAGGCTTTGAAAGAGGTGGCCTTGTTCTTTGAGTTGGACGGAGCCGGATCCCCGTAAACAACGGCAAACTGCAGCTTTGAGAGTGGCGGGCATTTGCCCCATACCATTTCTTTGAACGTGTCACCCTCGGAGAGCGGGTTGTTCATGTATTCCTGCTGGAACGCCTTTGTGCTGATTTTGGACTGAATGCGGTTAATGCGTTCCTCCGTGTTCTTTTCCGGCCAGCTGGATTTGCCATCCTTGTCCCGAATGTTCACGATATCCCAATGGTCAGCTTTATCACCGGCACGTTTCACGCAGCAGTCGAGAGCGATCAGGTTTCCGCAGAATATCACCAGCAAATCCTCGCTGATGGATCGGGTTGGAAACAGAGCCTCCTCGAACCATTCCCATTTCTTTTTCAGGATGTCCGGGTTCCTGCAGTCTGCATCCGTATCGAAGTCATCCACGAGAGCCGTGTCCGGACGTACAGCGTCCTTTCTCGTACCACGGGGTGACTCCAGCGCACCGATAGCCCGGAACGTTGCCCCGGTAGTGAGCGTGAATTCGTCCGCCGTCCAGCTCCCGAACTCCCTCAAATCACCATAATATGCCTTTAGCATGGAATTGCTCTCAAAGGCTTTTTTATAAGGTTCCAAAAGCCGGACGGCGTTCTCGTGACTGTTTGAGATGAGTAGCACGTTCTTTTTCTTTCCGGTCAGCACGAGGTACATCATGCACATGAACACGATGGTGGATTTTGCCAGCTCACGTGACCACGATAGAACCTCGTACCATTCCATATTCGTGGTGATGCGTTTGATGGCCTTTTTATGGAATTTGGTAAAGGGGTACTTTGCGAATTCCGAGAAAAAGAACAGGATCCACTCGATGACGTTCGCCTCCAGCTTTTCCAGCTTCTTTTTTCGTTCCACCGGCGAGAGGTTGTCGGCGGCTTTGTCCCTTTTGAGTGAACGGTGGTATTCAGTCCACTCCTTGTATGCTTGAATATCATCTATTTTACCCATTTCATTTTCTCCTTTATATACGCATCGAAATAATCACTCAGCTCCTTTGCCCTTTCGAGATCCTGCTGTCGGAGCCAATCGAGCAGCCCACGGGAAACATTGTATATGTCCCTGATGGAGGCATCCTGCTCCAACGCCTCAAGGTCAGCCGTCAGTTTGCGCCGTATATCGGCCTCCGCCGCTGAGGGATACCGTTTTCCCTCTTCTTTGCCTGCGATGGAGCGGTCGAGTTCGTCCAGCTGCGTGAGCGTGGAGCTGATCCGTTCCTCCCGTGTCTGCAGGAGGTTGAGCTTTAAGCCCTCCCATTCCTTAACCCATTTGTTCACCGTGACACGGGAAACACCCACCCGGTCGGCAATTTCCTGCTGGGTGATGTTCTCTTTTAGATACATCAATTTCGCCCATTCTTTCCGTTGATTTGCTTTCAATTCTTCCGCCATAGCTATATCATTTTATAGCCCAAAGGTAAAGCCTTGCGGTGAGTGAAAATAATTGGTTTGTAATGTTTTACGTTTAAACTGAAATGGCTGCAGTTTAATCTGAAACCGTTACAGACCGATTTGTACAGCCCGTTTTTTACCCTGAATTTTGTCACAAAATCAAACGAGCGAAATGGGTAAATTAACCTTTGTATTACACGATGAGTCGGTGAACACCTACGGGTTTAGGATGCTCACCAGCGGAGCCAATTTGGAGGAGTTTAAAAAGAATCCCGTGATGCTTTTGAATCACGATGATTACTCCCTGCCGATTGGCCGGTGGGAAAATATCCGTGTTGAGGGAGGTAAGATTTTAGCCGATGCCGTGTTCGATGAGGGAGATGCCCGTGCCGCAGAGGTAAAGCGTAAAGTTGAGAATGACTTTATCCGTATGGCCTCTATCGGTGCGTGGCCTCCGGAGGAGAAAAGCGATGCCTATGACCTGATGCTCCCCGGACAAACACTCCCTACCGTTACGAGATGGACGGTTCGGGAGGGCAGTGTCGTTACAATCGGAGCCAATCACAATGCGCTGGTATTCTATGACAGAGAGAGCAAACAGATTATCGACCTGAATGATAAGGGTAATCTTATCCGGTTGATAGATCACAGTAATAACCCAAAAAAACAATTAAAAATGAGCGTACTTACAGGAGTATTGAAGCTGCAGGACTCTGCAAGCGAGGCGGAAATCGTAACCGCCATTCAGGGAATCATTGCCAATGCCGACCGCTTGGAAAAAGAAAACAAGACGCTGGCCGCCGCAGTGGATAAAATGAACGAGGCCAAAAAGGAATCCCAAAAGCGGGAGGCGGTTTCCCTGACCGATGCGGCCATTAAAGACGGACGCTATGATGCGAAAGGCCGTGAGAACCTGCTGAACCTTTTCGATAAGGATTTCGAGGGAACAAAGGCTATGCTGGCAGCTATCCCGTGTCGTGCAAACGTGGCCGGTCAAATCAACACGGATAAAGGATCCGGTGTGACTCTCGGTGATTGGAAAGACAAGTCATGGGACGAACTGGATAAGGCCGGTAAGCTCGTTGAGCTGAAAGATGCCGCCCCGGACTTGTATAAGTCCAAGTTTAAGGAACGTTTCGGCATCGAACCGAATCTGTAATTATTAACCAGTAAAACAAGAATAGAAATGGCAATTCAGAAAGAAATTTGGATGGCGGCTATCGTGGAGGGCTTGTTTGCCTCCAATAGCTTCCTGAGCAAGGCGTTCAACGCCGATGAGTACGTGAACAACGGAAAAATTGTTCACATTCCGAATGCCGGTGCAGCATCCGGAACCAAGAAAAACCGAACCGAACTTCCCGCTAAGGTAACCAAAAGAACGGATATCGATGTGACGTTCCCGCTGGATGAATACACCACTGATCCGGTACTTATCCCTAACGCCGACACGGTGGAACTCAGCTATGACAAACGGGAGTCCGTCCTGCGTCAGGATAAACTCAAACTGCAGGATGATGTGGCACTCGATTTCATTTTCAACTGGAGTCCCGCCGCCGCACAGTGCATTGAAACCACCGGTGCGGAGATTGATGCTTACACAGATAAGGCCACCGGTAAGCGCAAAGGTATCTGCAAGGCAGACGTGTTGGGCTTGATGACCAAGTTCAATAATGATGATATTCCGCAGGAGGGGCGTTATTTGCTGCTGGATGCGCAGATGTACTCCCAGCTGTTGAATAGCCTGACGGAGAACGAGAACACGGCGTTCCTCGCTTCCGCCGATGCGCAGAACGGTATCCTCGGTAAGCTGTTCAGCTTTAATATCATGATGCGTAGCAGGGCAGCCCTTTACACTGCGGCCAAAGCTCCCAAAGCATGGAGTACCGCCGGTGCAGCCACCGACCTCGCCGCCGGTCTTGCATGGCACGAGCAAAGCGTCTGCCGTGCGCTGGGTGAGGTGAAAGCGTTCGAGAACGAGGGTGACGCAACCTATTACGGTGATATTTATTCATTCCTTGTACGTGCCGGTGGCCGTATCATGCGGGAAGATAAAAAGGGTGTAATCGCTTTAGTGCAGGGAACCCCTGCAGCGGGATAAGGTTATGGCAGAATTGAAATATTTGGTAATCCACTGTACCGCCACGCCTCAAGGCCGTAAGGTAACGGGTAACGATATCCGGGCATGGCACACGAACCCGGTGAGTAAGGGTGGGCGTGGCTGGAAGCAGGTGGGATATACCGATATGTTTCACCTTGACGGAACGGTGGAGCGATTGGCCCGGAACAACGAGGACGCACGGGTGGATCCGTGGGAGATTACCAATGGAGCAAAAGGGTACAATTCCATTTCCCGGCACATTGTGTACGTTGGCGGTGTGGCCGCTGACGGCAAGACTCCCAAAGACACCCGTACTCCCGGCCAGCTGAAAGCGTTGGAGGATTACGTGAAAGACTTCCACCGCCGTTTCCCACGGGTGAGAATCATCGGTCATAACGAGATTGCGGCCAAGGCGTGCCCGTCATTTGACGTTCAGGCATGGCTCAGGAAAATAGGCATTAACCAATAACAAAGCAAAGAGATGGACGGTCTGATGGATTTTTTAATGTTCGCCCTGCCGGGTGGTTTTATCGGTAGCATCTTCACGTGGTTTGTTGGCCGTAGAAAGCAGAACAATGATATGTTATCCCAGCTTCAGGCGTCCATCAATATGCTCAGTGATGAGAACCGGAAGATATTGGATGAGAATATCAAGCTCCGCAGGGAGAATGCCGACCTGAAAGCGAATCAGGAGGAGATGATCCAAAAACTCTCCCGCCTGACCAAAGAGGTGGAGAGATTAAGAAAAGTAATCAATAAACAAACAGGAAATGATGAGAAACCTAATCCGAGGGGCAACCCTCGTGCTAATCATAGCCGTGTTCATCCTGACGGGGTGTGCCACGGCGAAATTAACCAAGAACCGGCAGTCACACACACTGACGGAACAGACGAAAAGCGGAACCACCACCGGAGCAACCGGAGAGCAGTCAGACGTGACGGCTCAGAGGACGGGGGAACTACTGCAGGGACAGACGATAACCGCCCTGACACAGGAGGGGATCCCGGAGTCGGAGGCGAAAGTGGATGTTCCGATACAGAACCTCCTTAACTTGCCGGACGGTGCTGGCTACACGGCCAAAGACGGTCAGGCATCGGTAAGCGTACAAAGGCATGGCGATAATATAACGGTTATTGGTAAATGTGACTCTATCGCACGGCAATGTCTTTTTTACGAGCGTGAGGTGTTCCGACAGCGCAGCGAGGTGGATAGTTTAAAGCGGGTTATTTCCCGGATGGAACAGACGAGCAGCCGGAGTGATGAAATCTACAAGGCGGAGAGCGATGCCGCCCAAAGCATTAAGGAAAAACCTCCCGCTACATGGTATAAATGGCTTTTAGTCGGATTTGTGGGCGGTTTGTTGCTTACCTCTCCACTAAAGAAACTAAAAAACAGAATATTAACCTTTATAAAATAGAGAACGATGTCAAAAGTATATGTGAATGACGGATACATGATGCTCCTTGATGCCATTTATTTCAATGGTAAAAAGATCGGCAATGTTTCTGATGACGGTATTGATTGGGGCGGTGATGCCGCTGAATATATCAAGCTCTTTGCCGCACAGGTTCGTAATGCTCCGGTCAAGAAAATAAAGAAAAAGGATGCCACCAACCTGTTAAAGTTTACCCTGATCGAACTTGTTCCTCAGAACTGTAAGGATGTGATGGGCGGAACGGTGAACGGTACAAAATGGGAGGCTCCCTCGGAATCCGTTTCGTTAGAGGGTGCATTGAAAATCCTTTGCGGAACCGGCCAGACTATCGAGGTCAAGCGTATGACGCTGGACGGTGTTGTACGTGGTAAGATTGGCGGTGATGATCCGCTGGGTATCGAGTGTGAAATGGAAATGTTGAACCCGCTGGATGGCGGCTCTCCTTTCAGCTTTGATGATACGGTTCCGTTTATCTCCGTAACGCCCACCTCTTTGTCATTCGCCAAAGGTGGAGAAAGTAAAACGGTGGATATTGAAGCCTCCGGAGCGTTTTCCGTGGGAAAGGTTCCCTCCGGTTTCAATCTTGAGGTTGTGAACGGCAGGATCACCATCACGGCGGATGCCAATACCGGTGCTGCGAGAAACGGATCGGTAGAGTTTATCCTTGCGGCTGATAATACCCAAAAGGCTACCCTCACGTTGAGTCAGGCGGCTGGAAATGCGTAACCCATGAAAAAGAACGTGGAAATAGAGGCAGCGGAGGCTCTGCTTGACGTGGGGGTTTCCCTGCCTTTTTTACGGTTTAAGATACCATTTAGAAAGAAACCGGTATCAATCAGGGTGACCATGAAACGTCCCTGTTTGGGGAGTCAGATCCGGATCGCAAAGTTATACCTGCAGCTGGGTATTACTTACGAGGAGATGAAGCAGTTCAACAAGCATGAGGAGATGGCATTCCTTGCCATTCATGGCAAACGTGTTTCCAAGATGGTAGCCCTGACAATCTGCCGTGGAGCGATCTCCGGACTATTGTTTTCCGGCATTGTCGCATGGCTGCTGAGATGGTTCGTTCCTGACAAATACCTGCAGGGTGCTAACCAGCGTTTTATCACCCTGCTGGGTACAAAGTCTTTTATGCGTATTATCGAATCGGTTCAGATATCCAATCCCCTGAAACCGAGAGAGAGCCAAAAAAGAAAGGGGAGTTAAGAACGAAATATGTCGGATCCCATAGCCCCTTTGGTATCGTGTGGCAGATAGCGGCGGCCACCGGCTGGAGCGTGAAATACATCCTTTGGGGTGTCAATTACCAAACGCTCCGGATGATGCTCGCCGATGCGCCACATTACGAGAAAGAGAATGATAACAACCGAACCGGAAGCAAAGGCGGTAAAGGGAAACCTAAAAGCCTTTCCGGATTTTTCCAATCACGATTGAAAGAACAATGAAACCCGTTGAGATAGAATTCATAATGAGAGACAAGCTCTCTCCCGGCATTGACAAGGCGGGCAAGTCCGCCGAAACGCTGGGAGATAAGGCCGAGCAGGTGTCTAAAAGCATCACAGACCGTATTGCCGCCCAAAAAGAGCAGATCAAGTATGTTGAATCCTGTCTCAAGGATTTAAAGAAGCAATACGACAACCTTGCACCCGGAAAGGCGCAGCTGGAGATGCGTGCGGAGATAGATGCCTGTACCAAAGCCCTGCAGGAGGACAAGAACATTCTCTCCTCCCTTGAGGCGGAGCATGACAAGGCATCCGTTTCCACCAAACGTCTTTCGATGCAGCTCCGGGAGATGCAGGATGCGATGGCTCGCCTGCGTTTGGAGGGCAAACAGAACACCAAAGAGTATGCGGAGATGGCCGATAAAGCCGCCGTATTAGCCGATACCATCGGTGATCTGCGTACCCAAACGAATATTCTCGCCAATGATGATGCAGCCTTGCAGGGAGTGATGAGCGGTGTGAACGGCTTGTCCGGTCTGTTCACGACCGCCACCGGTGTCATGGGGATTTTCGCCTCGGAAAACGAGGATCTGATAAAGATACAAACCCGTGTGCAGAGCGTCATGGCCGTCACTATGGGGCTGCAGCAAGTCATGAATACCCTGAACAAGGATTCCGCTTTTCGGCTGGTTACCGTTGTCAAGATGAAAAAGCTGCTGACGGCGGCCAATACAAAGCTGGCCGTTTCGTTGGGTATCTCCAATGCGGCGGCCACCGCTTTGATGGCCACGCTGACATTAGGGCTTTCCGCCGTAATAACGGGGCTTATCGTCCTTTGGGATAAATACAGCGATGCGCAGGAGAAAGCGGCGGAAAAGGCGAAAGAACGGGTAAAAATAGAGAGTGACGGGCGTGCCCAAATGATTAAAACCCGTTTCGAGATAGAAAATACGACAAAGAGCCTGAAAGACTTTACCGGCAGTAAGGAACAGGAAAAGGCTAAAGTCGAGGAGTTGAACCGGAAATACGGCGAGAGCTTCGGATATTACAATACCGTTGCCGAGTGGTACGATGTGCTGATCCAAAAGAGTGATGACTATATCCAAATGCTTTTCCTGCAAGCGAAAGCCCAAAGCCTCGTGAACAAAGCCGTGGAAGCGGACGAAAAGGTGAACGAGGTAAAAGTCACGCCCGAATCTGATGTCGAGGGTTCAATGGGGTGGTTTTCTAAAATGGGGCTGCGTATGGCTCAGGCTGAATCCTATGGCCAATTCGATGCCGAGGCTTTGATTGAAAAGCATAATAAAGAGGCAAAGGCCGCAGCTATAAAAGCTGCAGAGGAACAGCGGGATGCTTATTTGGATGAGGCAAAGAAGCTGCAGGAAGAATATGCAGAGCTGGGTAAAAAGTCCGGTATCGGTGGTTTCGTGGATCCGAATAAAAATAACAAGGATCCGAAACAGCCCGCTAAAATTGTGAATAACCTTGCCGAGCTGGAACTAAAAGCCCGTCAAAAGATAGAGGATCAGCGTATCGCCCTGACGAAAGAGGGATACGAGAGGGAGCGTGCGGAGGCCTTGCTTAATTTCGAGAGAGAAAAAGACCGTATCACGGGTGAGGAACAGCAGCGCATTGAACTGTACAATAAGCTGAAAGCCGCCGGGGAAAAGGTTACTCCTGAACAACTTGCCAATATATCCGCTCAGGCGGCCACGCAACGCATACAAGCGGCGCAGATATATGATGCCACCGTTGCAGATATTGATAGCAGGGAAAACAGGGATGCCACCGAGAAGAAAAAGAAACAGCAGGAAACCCTGCAAGAACTCCTGAGCAAATATCGTGATTTCGAGGCGCAAAGAGCCGCCATAAAGAAACAGGGTGATGATGATATCGCCCAGCTGGAATCCCAGCGTACAGCGGAAAATTCCGATGAGATTGACCGTGCGATAGCGGTTGCAAAGGAACAAGTAACGAAAGGCATCCAATCCATTAATGATGCCGAGGCCGAGGAGGCATCCAAAGATAACGATTTTTTAAAGAAATTATTCGGGGACTATTCTTCCATGTCCTTTGATTCGCTGCAAAAACTTATTTCGCAGGCCAAACAGCTCCGGGCGTATCTTTCCGGTAACGGGGATACGAAAGGCATCACGTTTATTTCGCCTGAGCAATTAAAGAATATAGAGAAAAGCCCGGAAAAACTTGAAAAGTTAAAGAAAGCACTTGACAAATTGCTCGATTCCGACAAAGGCGGCAATAACAAGTGGGAAAGCATTTTCAAGACATTCGAGAAAGGCTTTGCCGAACTAAAGGGAGCCAAAGGAGCCAAAGAACTATCCGGAGCTATCGGCACGATTGGCGGTGCTGCATCAGATGCGGCTGGCGAGCTTGCTAATATGTTCGACCAAATGGGTGACACTCAGACGGCGGATGCCCTGAGTGGAATGCAGCAGGTCATGGGTGCGGTTTCCAACATCGGGCAAGGATTTGCAAAAGGCGGTTTGATCGGCGGTATAGGTGCGGCCATCGGCGAGGCTGCCAATTTTATCACCTCGGCTTTTGCGGCGGAAGCCCGTCACAAAGAGGCTTTAAAAGAGATTGAAAAGGCAAAGCTCGATTTTCAGCGGCAATACAATCTCCTTTTGCTGGAGCAGAATCTTTTGCTGGAAAAGGCTGAGAATATATTCGGGGAACGTCAGGTGGCAAAGGCCGCCAATGCGATAGAGGTTTACCGGGATGCCCTCTCCCAATTTAAGGACGAGCTTTCCGGAGAAGCCCCGACCATGAGCTGGATGGAACGCATGACGGGAGATTTTGCCGGAACTTACCGCAAACGGTTGGAAAATTATCAGAAAGGTTTCGGCGGTCTGAACGATGCCCAGATCGTAACCGGCCACAAGAAAACCGGTCTGTTCGGTTGGGGAAAGGGTAAAGACGTTTATAGCGGCATTCTCGATGTTTACCCGGAGCTGATCAAGGCCAACGGTGAGCTGGATACGGAAATGCTCCAAGTGATCCTCGATACCCGTAAGATGAGTGATGAAACCCGGAACTACCTCGAGAACCTGATCGACCTGAAAGATGCGATGGACGAGGCAGAGCAGGCTTTGGAGGATTACCTGCAGGAAACATTCGGGAGCCTCGGCCCGGGTATGCTGGACTCCATCACCTCCGCCATCAAAGGGGGCGGTACGGCTTTGGAGAACTTTGCGGATCAGGCAGTATCCGTGTTTGAGGATCTCGGTGAGCAGATCGCATACTCCTTGTTTTTCGCTGATAAATTTGATGACCTGCAGAAGCAGCTCAAAGAGGTTTACGGCAGTGGTAAAAGCGAGGAACAGATTGCTAATGATGCCATGCGGCTCGTGGATGACTTTTACAATAATATCGGCAGTAACGTGGATGCTGCGCAGTCATGGATGGAATCGTGGAAAGATAAAGCGGCGGCTATGGGGTTCGACCTTTGGAAAGAGGATACCACGACTCAGAGCGGTAAAGCCGGGGCGTTTCAATCCCTTTCTCAGGATCAGGGTACAAAGCTGGAGGGGTTGATGACCTCCCTGCAGATGCACGATGCCTCCATCGATGAGAACGTGGAGAATATCTCCGAGGGACTCGGCGGGGCTATTGATACCATCAACAAGATAAAAGAGAATACCGACAGTCTGCCGAAAATATATGATGAGATCGTGGAAATAAAGCGTGACGGTTTAAAAATGAAATGATATGGATGTATTGAAAGGCTTATTATTGATTAATGATGTGGATATATTCACGGATTACGGGGCTTTCCTCGTGGAGGAAAAGCCCGGTGAGAACAAGAACTACTCCTCACTTTTGAAACCACCTGCAACCAAAACGCACACGGCTGTATCATTCAGGGAACAGGATGGCGAGAAACTGCCTGAAACACTTGTTCCGGCTTGGGAGGCTCGTGACGTGACACTCCATTTTGCGATCATGGCATCAGACCGGCGGCAATTCCTTATCCGTTATTCCGCTTTCTTGGCTTTTTTAAAGGCCGGGAATAAAGGGTGGCTAAATTTATACCTGCAGGAGCTTGACCGTTCATTCCGGCTGTATTACAAGGAATGCACGGACTACAGCCAGCTGACCGATTTCGGTGGCGAGGTTGCCGCAAAATTCAGCGTGAAATTCAGGGAACCGGCTCCGGTGTTATAGGCTATTCAAATAAATTCAAACGGCGTTCAAATGGAACTTAAAATATACAATCAGCAAGGCGTTTTAAAAGCCACCGTGTCACCCTCGGACTCGGATCGTCATGTTAAGGAGGTGATGAATGACAATGTACTGAATTTGTCATTCACGCTTTACGAGTATGTCGGGCTGGGCGTGAACGATTACGTGGACTTTGACGGGGAGCGTTTCACGTTATTGGAGGATTATAAACCTGAGCAGAATTCCACCGTGGAATACGTGTATAACTGCAAATTTTACGGGATCGAGAGTGAACTTAAAAAGGCGAAAGTCCTCAAGCTGGTAGATAACGAGAATGAGTTGTCTTTCTCTTATGATGCCACCGCTGCGGAACATCTCCAGCTTATATGCGACAATATCAACCGGATCAAGGGTGGTAATGCTTGGGTTATCGGGGAGGTTGTTTCCACGGGTAACGTGAACATAGAATACGATAATATATTTTGTTTTGACGCTCTTTCCGAGATAGCCAAGAACTTCGACACGGAGTGGTGGATCGAGGGTTCGACCATCAACCTGAGCCGGTGCGAGCATGGCACTGCCGTTCCTTTGGGATATGGGAAAGGATTGAAAAAACTCACCCGTGTGGCAAATGATACGGTTCCGTTTTTTACCCGTCTTTACCCGCTTGGCAGCACCCGTAATATCGTGCAGTCTGATTACGGTTATAAGCGTCTGCAGTTACCCGGTGGCGTGCGCTATGTAGAAAAGAATACCTACCTCGGTATCGTGGAGCAATCTGAGGAAAACTTCTTTTCCAATATTTATCCAAGACGTACCGGTAAAGTATCTACGGTTAGAAGCATGGAGGCCACTGGTGAGGACGGCAATAAATTCACGATATATTACTTTACGGACTCCTCTCTCGATTTCGATCCGAATGATTATGAGATTGAGGGGCTTGTCAAGAATGTGGTGTTTCAAAGCGGAGAGCTGAACGGGCGTGATTTTGAGTTGAATTTTAATTCCAAAACGAAAGAGTTTGAAATCGTAACGCAATTCCCTTACGAGAACCAGCAGCTGCCGGGCGGTTTGTTGATCCCGAAACCGGGTGATGAATATATCCTGTATAACATCCGGATGCCTAAAGAATATTATCCGCTGGCCGAGCAGGAATTTGCAGAAGCTGTGGCCAAATACATGGATAAAATCAGTATTGATACTTCCGTGTACAAGGCTCCCACTGATTATGTCTATTTGGAAGAAAACCGGATATCCTTGCAAATCGGTAGGCGTGTTCTTTTGGAAAATGAGATCTATTTTCCGGCAGGGGCGCACGAGAGCCGTATCACGAAAATCTCCCGGAAATTGAATAATCCCTTCGAGGCGGATATTGAATGCACGTATGCGGTTGATTACGGGCGTATCAGCCAAATAGAGAACAATATCGTGGATATACAGGCCGCTTACAAGGAGCAGCTGAACAAGGAGGTGCTGGCTGTTTTAAAGAGCTGGGACAGCATTGATCCTACTGAATACAATGTCCTTTCCGCCGTCCGGACTATCAAAGCGATAGCGAATTCGATCAGCAGGCTGGAAAAGGAAATTTCCGATAAATTCCTGCGGAAAGATATTCCTGACGAGGCGGGTGAACTTGAAACCTTTTTAAAGGGGATCAGCGTGATCGGCACGGCATTGGTTGAAAAGCTCACGGTCGATAAAAACGCATTCTTTAAAGATACCCTCTCCTCCGAGAACTTCATCTCCGGTTTTCCGGGCGGATCCGGCTGGGCTTTGTTCTGGAAAGAGGTCATTAACTCCGCCGGTGTAACGGAGAAAAAAGCGGTCATGGAGCTTGATGACATGACCATCCGTGGCGTGATGAGAGTTTACGAGTTCGTGATCTCCCAGCTCGTGGGTGAGAACGGAACCCGTATCACCTCCGACATGATGCGTGTTCATTCTATCAACCCGGCCACAAAAACGATATATCTCGACACTGAGAAAGGTGTCCTTTATAATCCTTTCCGTGCCGGTGATATCGTGATGGTGCAACAATTTTCCGTGAATGGCCACGGTGGAAAACAATACGAGTTTGAGGTGGTGGATGCCAAGGTCGGGGCATTGGCTGATGGAGAGAACCGGATGGATAGTGTCACCTATAAAAATTTTGTCGGTGACGTGGGCAGCGTGGCCGCCCGTGACGTGCTTACCCGTGTGGACTCTTTGACGAACTCAGACAGAAAAGGTATCCTAAAGCAAACCAGCGTGGAGGAGGGCAGCCCTTACCTCGATGTCCTGTACGGGATGAAAACGGATCCTGACAATGCCGTCCGTACCCGTTTGGGACGTTTGGCTGGAATCATCACTTATTGCTGGGGACAGTTAAAAGGTTACGGGCTGTATTCGGAGAACGCTTACCTGACCGGTGATTTTCGCCTGCGTACGGGAGAGGATGTCCGGACGAAATTTGAAATCGTTGAGGGGATGTTGCAGAGTGCCATGCAGGGGGTTATCAACACGATGACCGAAAAGGACAATTACCTGACGAACGCCACCTTTCAGGATGACCTGACCGGCTGGATCCGGGAGAATGATATCAGCATCTATGACGTGAACGGGCAGCTGCTTGATTTGGGTATAAACTTTTATTCCGAAAAGAACAAGGTTTCGGACGTGGTTTCTTTTGACGGGCGTTTCATGCTCCGTGTTAAACGTAGTTATATAAAGCAGTTGAATAAAGATATAACCAAACCTGAAAAAGGGAGTATCCTTTATTTGACTATAAAATACCATTGTGATGCCGGTGGAACCCTGACTGCCGGTTTCAGCGGATCCGCTCCTTATGTTTCAAAAGCTATCGAGGCAGCCGATGGATTTCAGGTGTTGGAGGTATCGGGAGAATGGAGCGGATCCGGTGATTTCCTTTTGCAGTTTACCGGTGATATTTATGTCGAGCGGCTCACTTTGACCAACCACCCGCTGGAGGATTATCAAAAGGTTGTAAGCACGAAATTTGAGCAAACGGCTGAACATATCTCTGCGGTGGCCGAGGCGGTGGATAAAATTGATAACACGATAAAGACAGCAGGCTGGATAACTACTGCGGACGGCAATAAGTTATGGGCTACAATTTCAACGGTGGATGGCTTGGGTAACCGCCTGACCACCCATGAGGGCAGCTTCCACGTGACGGCGGATCAAATCAATGCCATCGTGAGTCGTATCGATAAGGCGGAGGATGAACTGGGAATTATTGACAACACGATAAAGACTGCAGGCTGGATTACCACTGCGGACGGCAACAAGTTATGGGCGACCATTGACAGGGTGGACGTATTGGGTAACCGCCTGACCACCCATGAGAGCAGCTTTCACGTGACGGCGCAGCAGATCAACGCCATCGTGAGCCGTGTGGACACGATAGACGGAACCATCAGCAGGGCCGGGTGGATTACCTCTGCTGACGGTAACAGGTTATGGGCAAGCAAGTCGTTGGAGAATGGCGGTACAATCGTATCCTTTATCAACCAATCGGCTGAGGACGTGGCAATAAATGCGGAACATATCAGGCTGGAGGGGCTCGTTACCGCCAATGAATATTTTAAGGTGTTGGAGGATGGTTCGATTGAAGCGAATGCGGGTACGTTTTCCGGATATTTAAAGACTAATTTTCATTTAGTGGAATCGAGCGATGCCATATACACGACTGATTCCGCACGAAAAGAATACGGATACAAGATCAACAAGGAATTAAGTTTGAAGGTTGATATGAAAGGAGCAACTAATGGAGCCGATATCATATTGTCAAATGATGTAAAGTATATTGGATCACGAGTGATCTTGTATAACGGATGTCATCCTCCTTACACGAGAACGGTGGGTTCTATCCGTTACAGTTCCGTGCGCATTGATGATGGAAGTCAGATTCGTGGAACCAACTCGGGTTTGGGCGAAGATGGTTTGTTGTCGTATAGCGATCCTTATAAGATAGAATGGATAAGCGGAATAATCGAACTTATTGGCACGCCGGAACATAATGGCAGAGAAATGGCCGGTCTGATATCGTGGAGAGGGGAACTCGTACAACCGCCAATAAACCCTCAAAGTGGTTGGCTCTATTATAACGAGAAAGAAAACCGGAATTACTTGTATTGGTATGGCGAATGGGTAGAATTTCCTGTTTATGGTGACGAATCCGAAGATTTACGCATAACGTGGCTGGGAATGTTATCATCGCCACCAAAGGATCCGAAAAAAAATTCGATATACATGACCACGTGGAAGTATCTTTATATATACACCGGGGAACATATGGAGGAGATCACCTATGGTTTTGATTTCCTAAATAAATGTGGGTGGTGTGTTTTGGGATTTAACTCTCTCAGTTATAAATATTACAAATGACGATATGAAAAAAGTGAACTTTAAAAAATTTGAGGCTTATACCGGAATTTCCAGGCAAAAGAAAATTACCGGTGACGCACGTAAGGATTTTGCTGATTTGATATACCAGCATACGATCGGGATAGAAGCCCACGCCCTTGCTTTTAAGATCTATAATAGTGAAGAACCGGTTGCGATCACGGGAAAAGAGGAACAGCTTATCGTGAGGGTTGCAAATGAATGGTGTACTCCCATGTTTATAGATGGTTTAATAGAACAGTTAAGAACGGAGGTCTGATATGGAAAACTTGACAGAATCCCAAATACAGGCGATAGCCGCCCGTGTCCGGAACATACTGCGAGCCGAATCCAAAGGTGTGGGTGAGCTTCCTGTTGTTTCCTCTTTGGATGGAGTATTGACACTCCCGGCCTTGAGAATGAACGGTGGTATTCCGGAAGTTGTCGAGGCTCCCGTTAATTTGCTGCAGGACGTGGCAACCGATGCGGTTGCGGATGCGACCCAAAAGGCCGCTGATGCCACGGCAAAAGCGATAACAGCCACGAACGAAGCGAAAAAGGCCACGACAAATGCCACCAATGCCGCCAAGAATGCGAATGATGCCGGTACGGATCTGACCAAGATAAAAACGGCAGCGGAAACTGCAACCAAAAACGCCAATGATGCCGCCTCCGGCGCGAATACTTCCAAACAGAATGCAGACAAGGCAACCACAGCGGCCAATAATGCTGCCAAAAGTGCCAATGATGCCGCCGGTACTGCCGGAGCAGCTACCGAAGCGGCAAAGAAAGCCACGGATGCGGCCAACGGAGCCGCCTCCAATGCCACGAATGCCGCCACGAAAGCGTCCTCCGCAGCTGATACGGCGAATAAGGAGGCCAGCTCTGTAAATGCGGCCAAATCGGAAGCTCTTGCCGCTGCCGCCCGTGCGAGCAGTACGGCCACCACAGCAGAGGCCGAAATCGAGAAGATGAAGCAGCTGCAGGAATCCATATCGGGTGCAGCTTCATTGGCTCCCACGAGGATGGAACTGACCTACACGAAACGCATCACCCAGCGTAATCCTTACGTTCAGCGTATCGTGGCCAAGATGTTCCCCTCGTACTCCCTGCAGAATGTTTTGTTCTTGGGTGATGACGTGGCCGTGAGCGTGGATCCTGCCGGTATTGTAACCCCGTTGAAGATCGGAACGAGCCGGATCCACGTGATCCCGACACAGGCCACCCACTTGTACAAGACCATAAACGTGACGGTTCAGGCTCCGTCCGTCCGCCTTACCGGAGGCGGTAAAATCCGGGTTGACAGTAAAGGCAGAATACGTTTAACTTAAAAACTTGATAAATATGACAAGCGATCAGGAAACCCGTGTGTTAGCGATGCTTTCGGCTTTTGAAGCCGGAAAGAAGATTAGCGAACTCGATACTGCCTCCGGCAGCGTGAGCGATATGCGCATCGAGGTGCTGGACACGGACGGAGAGTCCAAAGTTATGAATTTGTCCGAGGCGGTTACCACCGCCGCAAACGCCGTTTGTGGACGTTATTGGAATGAATCGAATTCCACGTACCGGGCTGCCGGTTATCACGGCAGCCTCGATATGCTCCGCAAGCTGCCAGAGCTGTTGGGACTTGGTTGTTACCTCGTTCAGGATGACCGTACCCGGCGCAAGCTGGATCCCACGAACCACTACCGTTTCGAGGACGGCACACCGGCGAAGCTGGACGGCACGATGGGACAGTATATGTGGTGTTGGAATATTGGTTTTTATTTTGCCGAGTGGAAAGTGGGTAATTTGAAATATTATGCCGTTTCCCTTTCTCCCATCAAAGGCAAACAGTGCGTGTATATTCCCGCCGGTGGCCTTTCCGCCCTCGGTGGTGGCGTGCTGGACAGGACGAACAATATCCTTTGTTCGGTTGTGAGTGATGCCGCCCAATATCGTGGTGGAAACAATGATGCAAGCCGGGACGGGACTTACCGCACGCAGTTGGGGATGGTTGCAACCAATATGCAGTACCGTAATTTTTCAACTTATGCCCGCAAGCGTGGCGAGGGTTGGGATGCCAACTGGTACGTGGCTCAGGCGGTGGTTGAAATTCTTTTCATGATCATATTCGGAACCCGCAATATGCAGGAGGCCGTGATTGCTGAAAAGGATAGCAACGGTCTGTATCAGGGTGGCCTCGGAGCCGGAACCACTAATATGCCGAATTGGGATCAGTGGGGTTATTACCCGGTTGTTCCGACCTCTGCGGGTATTGAGTTGGGTGACGGTTGCGGTGAAACCACGTTCAACGTGCTAAAGGAGGACGGCTCGCTGCATTATGCGGCAAAGGTTCCGGTGTTCTTTGGCCTGAAACATCCTTTCGGCCATATATGGAAAATTGTCCGGGGGCTTATCGATAACGTGGGTGATGAGAAATCCGAGGTTTATGTTGCCCCGTCCCTTTATGCCGGTTATGATGACAATTCGATTTCCGGTCTAATCAAGGTTTGCGAGGTTCCGAGAACCGGCGGTTATATCAAACAGAAAAGTTACTACTTGCTTTGCGCCATGCCGACCGAAATCGGAGCGACCGCCTCGACTTATTTCTGTGACTATTTTTGGGAGAATTCAGCATCATCCAAAGGGCTTCGTGTCCGCCTCTCCGGTGCTAGCGCTAACAGTGGCACGAATGCGGGGGCGTTTGCTACGTATACGTACAATGCGGCCTCGTATTCGTCTGCGAATGTGTCCGCTCCCCTCTGCTTTTTCGATGCGGATCCGGTGATGTCGGCCTAAAACGAAAACGGAAAGAGGAAAAGAACGTTCTTTGAAATTTTGTATTGAGAGTTTTTGGAAAGCTGTTCGGCGGGTTTCGGAACTCGCCGTTAGGCGAGTCGATTTTTGTGATTTTTTTGCCGGTTTTGGGAAAATGTAGTTAAAAGGCTTATCTTTGCATCGTTAAACCAAGTTTAACAGGTTGTTTTTACCCTTAGTGTGACGCAGGCTTCGTGTCCGCCTCTCCGGTGCTAACGCTAACAATGGCACGAATGCAGGGGCGTTTGCTACGAATACGAACAATGCAGCCTCGAATTCGAATGCGAATGTGTCCGCTCCCCTATACTTTGCAGTTAGGAAACGGTTAGATGGGGTGAAAGACCTTGCCACTTGGCAAAAGATGACGAACGCTCAAAAGGACGCTGGTAGGCCGGTAACGGTTCGAACGCTTCCGAGTAAGGCAAAGCAGACACTCAGACACTCAGAACCGCAGAAACAGACCATGAAAAGGTATGGAAATTTGTTTGAACGAGTTGTCGAATATGGCAATCTCGAACAGGCGTTTCACAACGCCGCCCGTCACAAAACTCGCCGAAGCGAAGTAATAGAGTACGGCTCCCATTTGGAGGCGAACCTATTACAGCTCCAGCGTGAACTTATCACCGGTACTTACCGCACCTCCGAATATAAGACTTTCATCATTTACGAACCCAAAGAGCGGAAGATCTTTAAACTGCCGTTCCGGGATCGTGTCGTTCATTGGGCGATAATGCAGGTTATTGAACCGATATGGCTCTCTAATTTCACCCATGATACATTCTCTTGCATACGTGGGCGTGGTATTCACCCTCTTTTATACAAGCTCCGCCGTGATTTGAAAGCGGATCCGGAGGGAACCCGGTACTGCCTGAAAATCGATGTGCGCAAATTCTATCCGAGTATAGACCACGAGATCATGAAACAGGTAATCCGCCGAAAGCTGAAAGATGCCCGGCTGCTTGCTTTGCTTGACGGTATCGTGGACTCGGCAGAGAACGGAGTGCCTATCGGGAATTATTTATCCCAATTCTTTGCCAACCTTTATTTATCCGAACTGGATCATATCATGAAAGAAGAAATGGGCATCCGGTACTATTACCGCTTTGCCGATGATATTGTCCTGCTGGATGGAAACAAGGAGAAGCTCCACGGAACCCTCGTGTTTATCAACCACTACCTGAATAATGAACGTGCTTTGAGTATAAAGCCGAATTATCAGGTTTTCCCGGTAGAGAGCAGGGGTATTAATTACGTGGGATACGTGACGTTTCATGATTATTGCCTCGCCCGTAAGCAGAACAAGAAAAACCTCTGCCGTGAGGTGGCAAAATTACGCAAACGTGGGCTGAGTGATGAGGAGATCCGAATACAGGCATCCAGCCGGTTGGGGTTCATGCAGCATTGCAATAGCATTTATTTATTAAAAACTCTCAATATGAAAACATTCAGTGAAGTAACAAACAGCGGTGGTAATCTCACGGGAGATAAATACCACATTGATGACATTTTGAACAGGGAAATCCACCTGAAAGGTTTCGAGGTAAAAGAATCCAAGTATAAGGGTGAATGCCTGATCATTCAGTATGATATCTACGAGCAGGTAAAGGATAAAACCGGAGTTTTGCTCACTAACGAGGACGGCACTCCGAAAATGGATTGGGTGGAACATATCTCCTTTACCGGTTCGGAGGCTCTTATAAAACAGTTAAAGGATGTAGTATTGGATGAACCCTGTTCGGCAAAGATTATTAAACAACCAATCGGTGACCGGGGTAAATGCTTTTATAAGATAACCGATCCCGATTAAAATATCGGTGATTATGTACAAAGGGATTTATGCAGAAAAAAAGACTTTTTCAAAGTTCGATAACGAACATTATTTGTGCTATCTGAACGAGCAGCGTGAGGAGTATTCTCCTGAGTCGGATGCCTGTTCGGGTGAGGTGACCGAACCGGTGTCCGCTCCTGTATTGGGATACGCCTATACAGGTGATATGGTGGATGGAGGTACTCTGATTGAAGCAAAAGAGGCTACTTATGACGAATTCGTTTCCGGTCTGATCCGCACGAGGTACTCGGCAAGCAGAGTGGAGGCAATTCAATCAAATCGAATGATAGCTCTTGTCAATCCAGAGCATGAGCGTGCTGCCGAGTTTATTTCCGAGTGGGATGATTTTCAGTCCTACCGGGAACAATGCAAGGAACAAGCGGATGCGCTTATAAACGGATAAATGCCTATCGGGGGCAGGCTATAAAAATGCCCCCGGCCTGTAAGTAGTTATCTCACCCACATACTTACACAAAGATGCGCCATATCGCACAGCCGGGGGCAAAATTCCCTCTGCTGCGATATGGCGCATTTGTATGTTATGTGAGTGAGATGTCGCAAAGATAGTAACATTTAAAGGAATAACAGCAATGAAAACACCTATTTCTTACTACGGAGGCAAGCAAACCCTCCTGAAACATATTCTGCCTCTGATCCCAAATCATAAACTTTATACAGAGGCTTTCTGCGGCGGTGCTGCAGTATTGTTTGCCAAGCGTCCGGCTGATGGCGAAGTTATAAACGATATCAGTATGGATATAACGAACTTTTATTGGATGGCTAAAGTCTATTATCGTGACCTGAAACAGGAGATTGAGAAGACTTTGCACAGCCGGGATATGCACGCCCATGCCGGACATATCCTGCAGTATCCTCAATTCTTCCAACCGGTGCAGCGGGCGTGGGCTGTTTGGGCGTTGTGTAAAATGTCCTTTGCCAGCATGATGGACGGTTCATTCGGTTATGACTTTGGTGGTGGAATGCCGAAAAAACTGCGTAATGCAAAGGATGAGTTCACGGAATGGCTATGCGCCCGGCTTGATAACGTGACCATAGAGAACCGGGATGCGCTGGATGTCATCTCCACTTATGACTCGCCCGATACGTTTCATTTTGTGGATCCGCCGTATATAAACAGTGATTGCGGCCATTACGAGGGTACATTTGATGAGTATTGCATGGAGAAGCTCCTGCAGCTTTTGGAGCAGGTGAAAGGTAAGTTCATGCTGACAATGTTTCCCCTGCCAATGATAGAGGAATACGCAAACAAAAACGGATGGATAATCCACCGGGTAGAAAGAACCATCAGCGCATCAAAGACGAGCCGAAGAAAGCAGGAGGAATGGATGGTATGCAATTATGAAGAACACCCGCAGCGAACTTTGTTTGATTACAAAGACAGCAGCGATGTTGATGCAACAGATGCCTCCTAAATACTGTATAAAGATAGTCATTTCTAATGAATTGCACAAATATTGGAACGTATTTTTTATGTGAAAATGCAATAATTTTAAAGGCTTTCAAACACCATTCAAATGACGTTTGAAAGCCTTTTTATATCGTGCGTGTGCGATAATTTTTTCACATTTCGTTTTATACCCTGATTATCGCATTTCGTTTTTTATACCGCTCGCATTTCGTTTTGCCGATTATACTTTTGAAGGTTTCATCCTTTCAAACTTTTTTTTTCGTTGCCATAAGCCCCCT